CGAACATCACGCCACCTCCCCGAACCCCGCGGAGACGAGCTCGCGGAACGTGGCGTCCAGGACGGACTCGTGGGTGGTGGGGTCGGCGGCCGCGAACTCGGCCTCGTACCGCTCGCACAGGCGCAGGGCGGCGTCGTCGATCCCGTGGTGCGCGATGTGCGAGACGAGGCGCTTCTCGGCGCGGGCCAGCACGAGGAGCTGCGCGGCGGTCACCGGGACACCGCCTGCAGCTCGGCGTGGCGACCGCGGGTCACGATCGCGAGGGCGCTCGCGTCGTCGTGCGACATCGGCGGCGACAGGGCCTCGCCGGTGTCCACGTCGAACACGACGAACCGGAGCGGCGACGCGAAGACCGTGACGTGACGGCCCTCGATGTCCCCGTGGTACGCGGTGTAGTCGGCGCGGTGCCGCGTGTCGGTGATGTCGAGCCCGAGCCCGAGTGCGGTCGCGATGGCGTGCCCGTCCTCGTCGTCGGCCGGGTGCAGGACGACCGAGGGCGTGACGTACACGCTGACGATGCGCTCGGGCCCGACCTGGCGGATCAGGCCCTCGGCGAACGCGAGGTCCGCGATGATGCGCGGCGTGGTGCTCGTGGTGGTGTCCATCTGGAACACTCCTTCGTGTGTGGTGAGCCCCGGTCGTCTTCGGAAGGGAGGGCCGGGGCTCGCTGCTGTGCTGGGTCAGGACGCGCGGCCGAGAGCGGCCTTGGCCTCCCAGTCGGGTCGCGTGCGCAGGTACTCGTCGAGGTCCTCGCGGCGCCAGCGCTTCATGCCCTCGATCTCGATGGGGATGATCACGAGGCGGGCCTGCAGGGCGTCGAGGGTCCGGGGGGACACCCCGATGTACTCGGCGGCCTCTCCGTGGCGCATCGCGCCGGGGGGGAACGTCAGGCGGGCGGCCATCAGGCGACCTCCGCCTCGGCGGGGACGACCTCGAAAAGGTCGTCGATGCTCAGGCCGGGGAACGCGCCGACGAGCGCGCCGATGAACTTGGGGCCGGGGGCGGCGGTGCCGCGCAGGACCCGGGACACCGAGGCCGGGTCCATCCCCATCCGCCGCGCGAGCGCGTCGTCGGTCTTGATGCCGGCGACGCCTCGGTACTTGCCGAGCTGGTCGGCGCGGAGGCGGATGTTCGCGGTGGCCATGGCCATGGTCACCTCCTTCGCGTCTGTGCCGCTGACCTGGTGTCTTGCGGCTACGTACTGAGAGTACGCAGGAGAGTTGCGTGCACGCAATGCCGAAAGGTCACGATTCGGTAACGGGCGAACCGGTGGGATGTATTTCGGCCTCTGACCAGCGGAATCACAGGCGGTGTAACTTGGCCCAGGTACCGCTTGCGTGGACGCAAGCCCGATTTAGACCGAAACGAGGGGTGTCGTGCCTGCCAACATCTCGACCATGACCTGGTGGCAGTACGTCGAGCAGACAGCCCCGGGCCGGACACAGGAGCAGATCGCCCGACAGGTAGGCGTCTCGGCCGCGACCATCACCCGATGGCGCGCCAGCGAGCCGAAGCCCGCCAACGTCGCCGCGTTCGCCCGCGCCTACTCCCGGCCCGTCCTCGAGGCTTTCGTCGCGGCCGGCTTCCTCACACCAGAGGACGCCGCCATCCAGGTCACCGTCACCCGCTACGAGGACCCGAGCGACGACGAGCTCATCGAGCTCATCACTCGGCGACTGCGCAGCGACCGAGAGGATGTGAGCGACCATGACCGGGACGCCGCCCCCATAGCTGCACCGCCCGTGACGCGGGCGCACGCCGTCGTCATCGACGTCCCTCCTGAGCCCGCATGAGCAGGAGGGCGTCGACGACGCGCAGCCGCTGCGCCGGCGACAGGTCCTGGGAGATCAGGGCGAGGTCGTGGTCGTCGAGGTAGAGCACCGGCGGGTCGAGCGCGGCGACCTCGATGACCCGCAGTCCCATGGCCTCGAGTACGACGTACACCCGGCCCCACCGCCTCTCGTCGCCCGTTGAGGCAGACGATTGTGACCCAGGTCACGGGCGCAGGAAATGGCACCTAGCAGCGCGTATGCCACGAATGAACCGTTTTGATAGCGCTTACCCCACCTCGGCCGGGGGAAGTTCACCCGGTAGTGCGAGGGCCGCCCCCCACACGCCGCCGAGCGCCACCATCGCCGCCCGCTTCTCCGCGTCCTGCGCGTGCCGGTACATCGCCGTGACCTGCGCGCTCGAGTGCCCCACGATCTCCCCGATGAGCTGGAAGTCGGTGCCGAGGGACGCGAGCACGGTCACGGCGGTGTGCCGCGTCCAGTGCCCGGTCATCTCCGTACCGCCCGGCACGGCCTGGTCCGCGGTGATGACGCCGGCGGCGACCAGCAGCTCGCGCCACTGCTGCGCGTCGTCGCGCGGCAGGATCGGCGACCCGTCCGGCTGCCGCCAGATCAGCCCGTGCGGGTTCGGCAGGTGCGCCGTCGCGGCCAGGTGCCGGCGGATCGCCTCGGCGAGCTGGGGGATGAGCGGTACGACGCGGCCGGTGCGGGACTTCGGGCGCGTCAGGTGCCACGCCCCGGTGAGGTGCCGCATCTCGAAGTCGTCGGGGACGCGCCAGCGCGCCTGGGGGCACCGGGCGCCTTGCTTGTACCGGCACGGGTCGTCGCCGCACCCGTGCTCGCGGCGCAGCTCCTCGAGCTTCCACGACACCTCGTAGAGCCCGGCGTCGAGGTCGAGGTCGGCGAGGGTCGCGCCGAGGATCTCGCCCTGCCGTTGCCCGGCGAGGATCTTGAACCACCAGCGGGACCCGGCGGCGTCGGGCATGGCGGCGGCGGCCTCGAGGATCGCGATGGTCTGTGCGGTCGTCAGGGCGCCGCGCGCGGCCGCGACGGTCCCGGCCGCCCGGGTCCCGGGCTTGCGGACGTCCTTGGCGACGTTGCGGCGCATGAGCCGCTCGGCGACGGCGTGGTCGAGGATCATCGACAGGACGGCGTGGGCCTGCCGTGCGGTGGACGTGCCGCGCCCGGCCGCGGCGATCGCCTCGCGTACGGCGCGCACGTCCGACGGCTTGAGGGTCCCGACGCGGCGCCGGCCGATGGTGGGGACGATCCAGTTCGCGATCATCCCGGAGTACCCCTGGTACGTCTTGGGGTCGACGTCGGGGCGCGCGACGCTCGTGAGCCAGTCGTGGGCGACGTCGGCGACGGTGGCGGCGCGGCCCAGGGGTGCGCCGTGCTCGGCGACCTCGGCCTTGAGCGCGTTGAGCTTGCGGGCGGCCTCGGTCTTGGTGCGGGCGGTGACCTCCCACTGGATGCGCTTGCCGGTCTCGTCGAAGCCGCCGTCGACGACGCCGCGCCAGAGCGTGCCGCCGCGGATGGGGTAGAGCCCGCCGTCTCCGTGCGACCGCTGCTTCGGCATCACTGGCCTCCTGGTGCCCACATACGTACACACATGCACGTGCGCGGCATAGTAGCGCACCTGCGCGCAAGTGGTCTGCCGGAATGTGCCGTTGACCTGCTGTTTCGTGAGGTCATCGGCGCGCACGGCATGCTCCCACACTACCAAAACCTCTGACTCTTAATCAGCGGGTTCTGGGTTCGAGTCCCAGGGGGCGTACTGCAAGGAACGGCCCGTCATCTGCGGAAACGCAGAGACGGGCCGTTCGGCTGTTCGGCGTAGTGCACACAGAAGTGCACACATCGGCTCCCGGTAGACACGGGTGCGCCCCGCCGCCGTAGCGGAGGGCGCACCCCCGGGGAGGGTCAGGCCGTCAGGTAGCGCACCGCCGCGGCGACCGACCGGTACTCGCGCAGCGCGACGAACGACCGACCGTAGGTGCCGTAGTCGACGTACTCGTACACCTCGACGGCCGGGGCGGCGCTGTCCCTCACGGTCCACGCCGTCGTGGTCCGAACCTCGCGCACGCGCAGGCCATCGCAGAGGACGATCGTGGCGCGGCCGTCGCGGTCCGTGGTGGTCTCGACGCCGGCGCGGGCGGCGATCTGCTCGACGAGCTCGGACGCACGGTCGAGGGCGGCGGTGCGGGTGGTGTCGGTGGTCGTCATGGTGGGCTCCTTCTGCCTCCCGGGGCTGGGGCTGTTCCCCTGTCCCGATGGGTCAACTGTACCGGCGTCCTTGTCGTTTGGCAAGGCGAGCGGTAGGGTGGACTTGTCAGGACGAGAGGAGGTGAGGAAGATGGACAAGGACCTGCGGAAGATCGTCAAGGCCCTCGAAGCCCAGGGGTTCGAGGTCACCCCGACCAGGCCCATCGACACCCAGGAGGGCACCG